TCTCTCCGGCATATAGCAGATACTCTGTCAGCACCCATGCTGCCGCTCTCCAGCCGTAGCATATAGCCGCATAGTAGGCCTCGCGTCTCAAAAATCCCAGCCACTCCACCTGATTTTTTGTCGCGCTGTTCTTCCCCGCTTTCAGCTCGATATATAGCCCATGATACCGCCCTCGCGCGACCGGCAGGCAGAGATCCGGAACCCCTGCCTTAACTCCCTGCCTTTTCATGGCTTTTGCCGTCATCGCGTCCCGTTTCCCGCCGTTCGGTATGTGGTATAAATGCTGCAACTCCGGCATCCTGTCCGCCTGCAGCTCTGCCCATTGCATCAGAATTTCCTGATTTCCGCTCTCATCTGCCCTTTTGAAATTTCTCACCTTGCGCCCAGCACCTCCCGCCTTGCTCTTGCCCTTTCTTCCCGCTCTCTTTCCCGCTTTTCCGTCAAAAACATGAGATAGCTGCCATCCACCGCAAAAAACGCTTGGCACCGGTTTTCTTTCAGAAATGCCTCCGCCTCTAGCAGCTCATATGTCTCTACCGTGATTTTCCCTCGGCTCCTCCGTGGCAGTGGCCCATGCGCCCGCTGCCGCAAAAGTTCCGCATAGTCTTCCAGTGCTTTCTGAATCACCGCTATGCCCAAATGCTCATAATTCGACTCCAGCCCGCTTTTCATTCCCCAGCTCGACACATCCAAGCTCAGCGAATACTGGACGTCGCCGCGCTTCACGCTTTTCTTTCTCTGCTTCATGCCGTGCCCCATTTTCTGCTCTACCCTCGCTCTGTCGGCTCTCCGATATGCCCCGCCTCTACTCCGCAGGCGGCATAGCCCACAATGTCTGCCCAGCTGTCCATGTGCCCCACATTGACACCAATCCGCGCTATTTTTTGAATCATCTGTATCACTGCCACATCGTTCTTCGTCACCGTTACCGGTATTCCCAGCCGCTCCGTTAGATATGCGCTTATCATTTGCGCAATCGCCTCGAACACGCCGTCCGGTGACCCGTACTGCCTCTCCCTGTCCTCAAGAATCTGCCCCACACTCTCCAGAAATTCAGCCCTTTTCATTTCTCTTCATTCCTTTCCGCTGTCAGTTAAACGGCAGCCCTTCATCCTCTACGCCGTCCGGAATGTTCATAAACCCTTCTCCGCTTGCGTCGCTGTTTTTCTTGCCGCTCCCCTGCGGATTACCCGTCTGGTAATTTCCATTCCCTTCGCCGCCTGCTCCCTTGCTGTCCGCAAACTCCTGATTGTCTACGACGATATCAGTCGTGTAGACCTTCTGCCCCTCACGGTTTGTGTAGCTTCCCGTCTGAATCCTTCCGGAAACAAGCACGCGCTGCCCCTTTTGGAAATACTTGTCCGCAAACTCCGCGCCGCGTCCAAACGTAATGCACCGCAGGAAGTCCGCCGTCTGCTTCCCCTGCTCTTCCTTTCTCCCTCTTCGGTCCACCGCAAGCACATAGCTTGCCACCGCGATAGGCTCTTCGCCCTGCGAGTACCGCAGTTCCGGATCCTGTGTAAGCCGTCCCATCAAAACAACGTAGTTCATCCCTTTTCTCCTCTCAAACTGTGATCATGTTCGCAAAACTCAATGCATAGCACGCAAACACTACAATTCCCGCCGCAATGTATGCCATTCGGCACGCGATATCCGCGTTGCGTCTTGCTGCGCACTCTGCTTTCAGCCGCTCCCGAAGCGTTTCGTTCTTGCTCTCCAATTCTCGACAATACGCTTCTGCCTCAATAAGCTTCACTCTCGTTCTGTTATCGTTCATCCTGTTCCTCATTCCATCCAATCAAAATCCCTTTCGCTCATGAACGCAATGAAAGCTACCAAAATCCCCAATGCCAATGCCAGCGCTCCCATTTCCTGTGTAAAGCGAAAGCCGTTCAGTGCCGAAAACAGAAGGAATAGCAGCGCCCCGATTGCTACTGTCGGCACAACGAAAGCAAATAAGCAAAACTTCACAAACACCACGACAATGAAAAGTCCCTTTACCGCAAGGTACGCAATCGGCAATTCTTCTTTAACCCTTTCCAACAACTCCCCCCAGTCACATTTTGTTTTCTTTTGCTTCATTCTTCTCTCCTTTGTTTTTTGTGCTCGCTCCGTATCTCTGCCTTGAATCCTTCAATCTTGACCAACGTATATCTCAAATACCCGTACCCGTAATACTCCGGACTTACGACGCCCGCGCTCACGCTGCGCTTGTCAACGTAATACCCTTTTCTCTCTGTCGGATCCATGCGGAATGCGTCTCTACTCGAAATCACGCGCACCGTCGGTTCCGGCCTATGCAGATTTCTACTGCAGTTCCATCGCTTCTTCATGAGCGCCCCGTCTGCCTCTGTCCGGTGTGCATCCGTGTATTTGATAAAATACGCTGCCAGTCTCCCGTAGTTTCCGCTATCATCCAGCGGGAACACCTTTACTCTCGTGTGTTGATCGCATGCCTTGTACCAGGAACGCTGTAAAACTTCCGGGTCCAGCTTATTGATTACTAGGTGGTGATGCCGCGCTCCCTTGCTGCCCACTTCCATCACGTGAATGTACTTTAGCTCTTTGCCCTGCTTGCGATACTCTTTCCGGCACTCCCGTAGGAACACCGCAATATCCTTCTCCATCTGCTCCTTGCTTCGCTCTTCTCTTCCCCGCTCTCTGATATAGTCCAGAACAACGTGATAATCTCCATATCCGAAATTGGCATTCATGAGAATTCTAAGCTTACGCTCTGCATTCCCCCTGTTTACCTTCTTCTGCTCTTCTCTTGTTGCCTTGACTCTATCCCCTCTCTCAATCCCCTTTCTTCTATACCGGCTTGAATAGTATCTCTCTACCTCGATCGTCATTCCTGCTTTCGTGACTCTCTCCAGATACGGCATATCCTTCCCCCTCTGTGTGTCGGTATGTTAATACTTTTATCAAGCCTGAATGCGGCTCTCCGCCGCTCCTTTTGCGCCTATTTTCTTGCCCGGATTTTTCGCCGGAAAAGCGCCGGCATTGCCGACGCCTCACCGATTATTCAATTCTCGATCTTTTGAAATCTGTCCCGCTCTCGCTTGTTCACTCTCGCGGCTCGCATTTCAGATTACGTTTTCGTCCACCACTTTCAGCGTCCGTTTCATGGCGACCAGTCCGCCCTTCTCAAAAATCTTTGCCTGCACACCGTTCGGCAGTTCCAGCGTTGCGGTGCTGATTCTTCCGCCCATCACCGCCCGGCCGAGCACTGTAACGATATCGTCCACGCCGTCCGTCCCCGGAGAATCTTTGAACACCTCATCCCCAAACATATATTCGGCAAGCGCAGCAATGCTCTTGTGCGCCTTCATGATTGCCTCCGCTTCCTGCTCCTTGCGTCCTAATTCTTTCTTCTCGGTCTCCATCTTTACACCCACTCCCTCACATAGCCGCAGAATCCCGATAACTGCATCACCGAATCTTCTGCGCGTCTGATTGCATCCATTGCTGTATCCATATCGGCGGCAAATGCTTCCCGCCCGCTCGGATAGCTGTAGTCCTGAATCTTTCGGATCCTCTCCAAGCGCATACGCATGGCTCCCAACTCCTGCGAAACCGCCTTCCGCCCCCTACGCTCTCTGTCCTCTCGGTTCATGGCATCTTACCTCCCGCTCTTCTGTTTCCTCGTGTATCGACCGCTCCAGCGCGTCCTCTGCCGCATCTATGCCGGCATGAAACGCCTCCGGAACTCCGCCCGCAAGCTCAACGCTGATATTCGCGCGCAGCCGCTCCAGCTTTGTAATCGCCGCTTTTACCTGTCTCTTTCTTGCGTCTCCCGCCATGCTCTCACCTCATCCGGCTGTTACAAGCCCAACCCGTGCTCCCGCGAGCAGGAAAACCACAATTCCAAGCATCAGTAGCGTAACCGCCAAAACGCCCGTAATGATTTTCCACGTCTCAAGCTCATCTTCAATTCTTGCGCACCTTGCTCTTGCCCTGTCTCTCTGCCGGACCGCCTTCTTCGCTCTTCCCTCGGCTTCGTCCTTCATGTCATAGGCCTTCGCTGTCATTCGCATCAAAAACTGCTTGCTGCGCTCAGCCCGCATCCTCAGTTCTCGCTCTTCCTCTATCGTTTTCGGCTTGTACGGAATTTCTCCCGCCCCATCTTCCGCACGCCCTTCCCTCTTAATTCTCACAATGGTTAACAGCGGCTCTTTCCCTACTGCTCCCTGCTCTTTGTTTTCTCTTGCTCCGTCTCTTCTCTCCATCTTGTCTGCCCCTCTCTCTGTATCCGCTCCAGTGTCGCGCACATGCCCGCCACCGTTTCCAATTCCACTGTTAGCTCTTCCAGGCGATTCAGTATTTTGTCCACCTCTGCAAAATCGAATTGCTCCTTCATCTGCTCATACAGCATCGCCAACACCATTGACATTAATTCCAGCTGTACCGAATACGGCCTTTTCACTCCTTTTCCTCTTTCAAAAGCACTTTGGCGAGCTCAATCAGTTGCTTCACGCATTCCCATGTTTTTTTAAACGTCGTGCCCTTTGTTATCCTGAATGCACATTCTCGGATTGCCACCGCTCGCTTCAAAGACAATCTGCCCCCGACTTCCGCTTGTATTTTCTCCGCAACTTTCACTTCCCACCGGTCCCATGCAGCGTTTTTCTCCGCATGCAGCCGCTTCACCTCTTCCAGATACCGGGCATTGTTTTTCTCGACCCACTCACGGTTCCATTTGACCGACTGCTCTTCGTCTTGAATGTGGCTCGCCTTTACCCTGCGCAGTTCTTCCGGCGCGCAACTCATCTCTCTCACTTTGAACGCTTCTCGTGTCAAATCGTCCCAGCTTGGCTGTTCTCCCGCTTTCTTTTTCATCCCATTCCCTCAGCACTTTCCCAGCAACTCAATTGCCCGCCCGACGTTCTCTATTCCGCACTCACAGCGTTGTAGGCAGGCTACTGTATCGCGAAATTCATTTCCGGTCGTTTGGCTTATCAATTCATTTTGGGTGTGCTGCGCCTCACTCCACAACGTGTATGCTTGCTTCGCGTTCTCTTGCGCTTCTTTGATTGAATTCTCCCTTAGCTTCTCAAGCCCTTCTTCCATCTTCTTGAAAGCTCGCCTTATCGTCTCCGCCGTGCAAATCAATTTGCCCCGCCTCTCCGCGTCTTGCTCCAGCCCCTTCATTCTGTCTCTCGCTTCCAGCCCGATTACAAGGTCTCTATTCGCCATCCATGCCATAAGCCCAGCTTTACGCAATGCGTCGCTCGCATCCTTCTGATATTCCCGCCGTTCCTCTCTGCTCGGTCTCATTTCTTCACCCTCACAACCTCGCCGCCGTAGGCAAGCTCATAGGCTTTCACTTCTTCCTGCGATAGTATCCGCCGATACAGCGCAAAGCCCCACGCTCTCACCATGCCGCCCATGCACTCGCCGCGCTTATAGCCATAGTCTTCCGTCTTAAAGAGCCCGGCGCCCGGCTGACACCCAGGACCCGGCGGCCGCTCCATCAGGTAGTACTTATATAGCTTCATGCTTTACCCCACTTCCTCCAGATTTGCCCGCGCAAGTTTCGCCGCCATCAACGGCACAACGCTGTTGCCAATCTTGGCGACCTGTTCCGTTTTGGGATATCTGTTTCCCTCTGAATCGTGGTCTATTACGTAGCTTTTCGGAAAACCCTGCGCCAATTTCATTTCTTCCGGCTTTAACATCCTGAAAAGGATATCCCGTATCTGATACGTCTCTCTTTTCCCGTCCATCACGCAACTCACAAGCCCATAGTGTCCGCTTGTGGTTATCGTCCCGATCGGCTCATCAAGTCCCACGCCTATACTTTGCCCGTAGAAGGTTGTAAGAAACCCCGCTGTTCCCGCTGCCGGAGTCTCTTCCGCTTCGCTCGCCTTGTCCATCAAGCAACTCACCATACCGAACCGGTCTTTTGTCGTGATCGTCGCAATCGGATCCGAAATCTGCTGCCCGCATCCCGTGCCGTAATACTTGACCAGGAAGGCCGCAACCTCTTCACTGTGATCTTCTCCCGCCGCCCGGGCTTTGCATTCCTGCTCCGGCCTTTCTGCATTTCTTCTGAAAACGCCTTCCTCGGTCTGAATACCCCCGTTTTCGCACTGTTTCTGCTCCGATTTCTTCTCTACACACACACTTACAAGCGAATAGCGGTTTGACGTGTCAATGGTCTTAATCGGTTCCGTGATTACCTGTCCGCGCGCATCTCCCGCTTTTGTCTCTCCGTGATACTGAATCAGAAACGGAAATGCCTTCTCTTTGTCCAAATAATACGGGTTCGGGCTCTCGACAATGTACTTGCGGATCCCGTTCGCAATTCGTTTCAGCGTCGCCTCCTTCAACGGATGCTTCCGCGTAAAGATTGATTCGCCCAAATCAGAGAAATCCAGGCACCCCGCGACCGGAACCCATCTTTTCAGTCCGCCGCTCCCGTCCTTGCTGTGTGTCGGCTTTGGAAATGCTATCGGCTTGCCGTCACTCCGCAGTACCGCATACCACCGCTTGCGCGTTGTCGCCGCTCCATAGTCAGCCGCTACCAGAATCCGGCTGTCAAATGTGAATCCGAGCTCACGCATTGCCCTTATGAACTTCTGATAGTCCTCGCCGTTCCGCTCTTTAATTCTGTGCCCGCTTTCGTCCAGCGGGCCCCAGTCCTGAATCTCTTCCACATTCTCCATCAGCAGGATTTTGGGTAGATGCCCCGTAGCCTCTCGAATCTGCTTGCACAAGCGATATACCGCCCACGGCAACACTCTCAATCCACGCTCTCGCGGCTGTCCGCCCTTGGCCTTGCTGTGACTCGTGCAATCCGGGCTTGCCCACATCACATCTACAACGTCGTCCGGCTGCAGATAATTCGCCAGATCAACCTTGAAGACGTCCTCTGTTAGATGCAGCGCTTTCGGGTGGTTGACTGTGTGCATACGGATTGCTTCCGGATCATGGTTGATCGCAATGCCCACCTCAACACCCGCCATCCTAAGGCCTTCGGAAGCACCACCCCCTCCGGCGAACGCGTCAATCGCAATGTGACTCACAGCTCAACCCCCTCTATCCTCTCGAACGCATCTGCGTTGATTATGTAGACCCATCGATTTTCTGTCGTGTGTATCGCATAGCCCCACGGGAATACGGCCTGCTGCAGTCCCTTGCTTACGGTTCTCTGATCCACGCCTAAAACCTTTGCCGCATCCGGAACAGTCATCTTTCTGATTGCTCCCCGGCGGCGCGCTCTTGCGTGCTCTTCCGCCGTTTCTTTCACGGGCTTTATCTCCCGCCGCATGAAATAGTCCGCTTCCAGTCCCAGCGCAATTGCCATTTCTCTCTGTACCTTGTCCGGCGGCACTCTGTCCCCAGATAGGTACTGACTGATTGCGCCCCGAGACTTTCCCGTAAGCCCCGCCACTTGCACTTGCTTAAGCTGCAATTCCTTCATGGCTTGCCTTAGTCTCTGCTCGAACATTGCTTATTCCTCTTAACTTTTCTCCGGTTCCCGCCGTATGGCGTCACAAATCGTTACCCCATAGGTTTTGTCTTCGTTCTCTTCTCGCGCATCAATCCCCGTGCAATCCTTGAAAATCTTTGCATCAAAGTTCGGCAATGCTTTTATCACTTCCCGCGCACGCTCATCCAGCGCCTTCCACCAATCATTGACAGCCTTGGTTTTCTCTTCACCGGTTAAGGGCGCGCGCAGGCTTCTGTATACCGTGATGTCTGCCTGTCTCGCCTCTTCTACTCGGATTCCCACCTCGACCGCCAGCTTTTGCATGATGCTCTTTGCTTCGCTGCCGTCCCAGTCTTCCTGCGTCCAATCTGACAGTTTGTTGAACATGTAGAGTTTCTGCGGCTGTGTGTTAAAGCATCCGCAATTTCCGTTTCCCAGGTTGTAATCTCCCGCGTTTCTGTCTCCACGATTTCCGCAACCCGTGTTCCAGTCCCCTACGTTTGAAACTCCGGTGTTCCCGTCCCCTACATTTCGAAAGCCAACGTTCATATCTCCGAAATTACAGCTCCCGGAATTGTTGTCCCCTCTGTTGCTGTCTCCGGAATTGCAGTCACCTACGTTCATGTGCCCGCTGTTAAAATCTCCCAGATTCTTTTCTCCTGCATTTCGGATCCCGCAATTTCCGCCATTGTCTCTTGCTCCGATCATTTCGGGGCCTCGTTCTTCGCTGCTGCCACCTCTGAATTTTCCCTTTGCAACCACCCGTTCATCACAAGGCACAGACCGATGCACGCATTCTGCGCATCCATCACATAACGTCTTACTGCCTCGCGGCTTTTATACCCCTCATTCCGAAGCATAAAAGCGGCATCGCTTAACCCGCCTTCGGCTTGTAGAAGCTGCTGCATCGTCTGCCGAATCTCACCCCGTGCGTACTCAATGGCTTCGACCCGTTCTTCCCGTGTTTCCCGTGTTTCCCGTTCTTCCCGTGCTTCCTCTTTCATTCTTGTTCCGTTCCCTTCTCTCTCTTTGGCACCAGGAATTTATTTATGTGTGCAACTTTCCTGTTTGCCTCCTGCAAGTCATCGACTGCCATCTGTACGTACAACATTTCCGAAAAAGTCATGCTCCATCCGCTTTGTACCTTCTCCAACCGCTCCTGTGCGTCATTCATCAAAGCAATCGCTTCCATGAGCAGTGTTGTATTGCTGCATTTCCGGACTTCCATTGTCTTCTCCTACCTTTCTCATCTTTCTCCCCACTCTGCATCCCACTCCGAATCCAGTGCGTCCGTCCGGATGCAGTCTTTCTCTTCCGGCTCTTCGGAAATCAGCTTTTTTGCTTCCGCGAAATGTCGTTTCGCCGCGCGTAGATTCTTCTCAACGGCGCGCAGTTTCCAAACATCCATTCCAACGTCTTCCTGTCGAATGCTCTTTGCGCTTTGCAAGCCTTGCCCCGCAAACATTTCCGCTCGCGCGATAACTTCCACCGCTTCCCCGGGAATCATCCAATCATTGATAGCCACATTCCCCAGCATCAGCTCTCTTACATTGAAAAGAATCAGGTTGATAAAATGCTCCGCGCTGTTTAGCTTCCATCCACTGAACGTCTGTGGATTGACCAATATTTCTATTTCTGCCGCGTATTCGCCGGCCTTTTTGGTCGCCGTCATTCCCTTGGCAACGCAAGCACGGAACTTTGCCCGCTCTTCGCTTTCTTTCGGGTTGTCGCTCTCCCAGCTGACCACCGTAAGAACCTCTCTCCGAATCCAGTAGCCAAAAACTCCGGCCTTCATGTTCTGTGCCTCTGCCACTATCATTCGAAGCCCGGGCTCATCAATCAGCGCAACAATGCGGTCTTTTCCCTTGTCATCCCGAACAGCTTCATACCAAACGTCATCCGGTTCCAGGAATCCATGTAGCGTGCGATCATACAAAAATCCCACCGCGTTGCACACATCTTCCAAGAAAAGCCCCCGTCCGTCCTGAATTGCTACGGTGCGGACCTTCCCAAACATCTTGTTACGGAAGGTCTTCACCTTTAACACGCGCGCCTCTCCTTTCTTCATTCCGCTCCCTCTGCGCTCACTGTTTCAGCGCTCTCTTCTTTTCTCTCTTCTCCGAGTCCGCGCTTGCCGTCATGTAGCCTTCCATAAAGCCCAGCATCACGCGCTGCGTCGT